ATTTCTATTTTTTTATCTGCCATGTTGTTAATTTTAGGTAGTTAATACATCTTTGATTGCAGCAAAACGTGCCGGATTCGACAAACCGAGGTCAATAAATTGGTTCGTGTTTAGCTCTATTTCGCCCCAGGCTTTGCGTGTGAATGGATCGGCGATCAAATCGAGGCCTCCCCATTGCCCGATAACAAGATGTTCCCAGGCACCAAAAATAACAGCTGAACAAACTCCGGTACTGGTTCCTTTGTCAAGGTCTGAAGGAACGGCGTTGGTAACGGCGCAAGTATGGCCGTTCAGCGTCGGGCCGTTCAGCGTTGGGCCGGACATTATAAACTCGTCAGCACTCCCCTTTACGGTCGTTTTCAGCTTTCCAAGAATTTTGCTATTAGTGAGATACGCGTTTTTCAGGCCTTGTCCGTTTGCTGAATTAACGGTTGTTTCAAGTTCTACAACCTTATCCCATGTAATAGCGGCTCCATTTTCACCGCCCACAACTGCACCAACTCCAGACGTGTTTAAAATTCCGGTCGGTTCGGCGCCTTCGCCTGAACCGTTGATGGCGGCCTTTTCGATGGCCTGTGCGATAGAATCGGCCAGCTCGTTAACTATTATCTGTTCAACATCGGGTGAGCTCTGAAAAATCAATTCTTTGCTAATTGCGCCCAAACTCCCCAGTCGTTTAGGTACTAAAGTCCCGCGGTCTGAGAATGAAGTTTTCGTTTTGGAAATTTCCGCACCTTCCGCGGCCCATGATGCCGTAAAGGTTCCCGCACCTACCAATGGCAGGGTTCCAGTTAATCCGGTTAAAAATGTAGCTCCCAGTTTTGCCAGGGTCAGCCGGTTTCTAAGCGCCTCATAAAATTTCATTCCGCCGGGGCCTACCAAATAACCACCGTCGCCGGGCGTGGTGTAATTTTGGCCGCTCGATGCTTTTAAAACCATTGAAGGAATGCCAAAACCGCGAAGGGCGCCTCCAAATTGGTTCATTTCCCGGCGGGCCTCCTGATTCATTTCTTCCTCAATTCCGCCTTTTTCATAGCCCAAAGCAACACGAATAGCGCGGGTAAAAGAATAGCGGTCAAGGTCGTTAGCGCTGTTACTTATACGGGTTCCGCTTCGCATGGCGCGTTCAATTCTTTCTTTTTCTTCGCGTTCTGCATTCAGAATTTCGCCGGAAAGATTATGAATTTCTTCGGTTAATTCATTTTCGCGGGTTTCAAGTTTGCGGCTTTCAAGTCCGGCGTTTGGTAAATCTTTGAGTTCGCCCATTAAGGCGTGTCTTTTTTGCTTAAGCTCATCACTTTTTTTCATTTTAAAAATAGTTTAGAATATTAATATACTTTTTTCTGTTTTTACCAAAACCGCGTTTAACGGCGTTCGGGTTTGAAGGAATGTTGACAATGGAAAATTCTATCAATTCCATTTCATCGTAAACAACAACATCTTCTTCACGGTGTGATTTTTTTGGAATAAAACCAACTGAAACGGCTTTCAAGGTTCCGGCTTTCACCTTTTTAAAAATTTTTTCTGCCAGTGGGTTTGTGTCTTCTGTTTCAAAGGTTGCAATACCTATCAGTTTATCGCCTTCAATAAATGCGCTGGCCGGGCCTAAAATAAAATCAGGGTCTGTTGATTCGTGTATATTGTGTTGATACCCGAAAATTCCGTTTTTCTCAAATCTTTTTAAATCCCAACCGCCAGGGCTTAAAATGGTGCCGTGTGCATCTATGGTGCTATCCGAAATAACAAACTCGATTGTTCTGTTATCAATTCTCCGGATATGTTCAGTAACAAACTTTCTGTTCTCCATTTCAAAATTGTTTCTGCAAAGTTTATTCGTTTGTTTTAGAATCCACTGGAGAAAAATTCCAAAAGTGATATTTTAGGTAAAATCATATTATTTCAATTTCTCTAATTTTGCACGTGTGTTATTTTTGTGGGGGCGTGGTCTTACAGAAAAACGAAATAAAGATTTGCACCCCCTACCCCTAACGTATTATCATTCAATTTATTAGCAAATATTTTATATTTTGGTGTTTGTGATTTTTTTTCAGACAACCGGGTGTTATTATTGCCTTTTCCTGCTGTTTTTTTATGGTTTTCGATAGATTTCGTTGCGGTGTTTTGATAACCATTTGCGGAAAGAATCGAAACTACCGAAACGAGGTTTAAAACCATAATCTCTGATATGTGCCTGCTCAATCTGGTTATAGATATCTTCATGTGTGAGCTGGTGCCTGGTTCCTGAAATACTTGAAACACATTCTGTAAAAAGTATAGCAATACCCTTTTTAGTGGGTGCCACATATTTCCAATCAGATTTTTTTATATCCAACATAATAGCAACTTAATCAGGTTTCTGCAAAATTCAGCATTTCGCCCAGGTCGGAAAATTTGACTACTCCCCGCGGGCCGCGGCGGTTTTTGCCGACAATGATTTCTCCGTAATTTTCGGGAATATCCATCCCGTTCCTATCTTTAAAATTTGAGTAACCAGGGCGCCAGGGCAACAAAACAATATCTGCATCCTGTTCTATACTCCCGGATTCGCGAAGGTGTGAAAGTTTGGGCCGTTCGTTTTCTGCCAGGCGGTTTAACTGGCTGTTCACAATTATTGGTATTTGCAGGCTCAAAGATAGGGCCTTCAGTTTCCGGCTGATCGCTGCAACTTCTTGTTCCCTGTATTGAGGGTTTCCATCGCTTCGGATTAATTGCAAGTAATCCACTATTAACAGGTCAATTCCCCGGCGGCGGTGGTGGTACTTTGCAAGGGCTGTGAGGCGGTTTATTGATATGTTTGGTATATCTACCCAGGTAATCGGTAAATTTTCAATTTCGGGCAATGTATCGCTTATTGTGTTCCAGTTCTGCTGGTGGATTCTTCCATCGCGCAAGGCGGTTCTGGAAATTTCGGTTTCGGCTGCAATTAGGATTTTCAATAAATCAGCTTTCAGCATTTCCAATGAAAAGAATAATACTTTTTTTCCTTCTTTGGCTGCTACTCTGGCAAAATATAGCGCAAGGCTTGTTTTTCCATGTCCGGGCCTTGCACCTGAAACAATCAGGTTTCCGGCTCTCCATCCGCCTGTGATATTATCCAGGTTTTTAAAACCGCTTTGGATTCCCGGCATTTTACCGGCCTGAACTATTTCATTGTCGCGGGTAATTTCGGCAATGGCATCTTTCAGGGCTGTTTGCATATCGGCCCCGGTGTCGGTTCCGGCTGCCATGCTTTCAAATTCGGCCTCAAATTGATTAAACAGTTCTGCAATTTCTGCCGGGTCGGTGTTTTCATATGCTTGTTTCTGAATTTCATTACCCAAATAAATATACTGGCGTTGGATATACTTTTGCGCAATAATTTGCATATGCTGTGCGAGGTGTGCGGCGCTGGCAACTTTTCGGGTTAGCTGTGTTACTTCCATTGGCCCGCCCACCTTTTCCAGTTGGCCGGTGTCTTTCAGATGTTGAGTAACTGTTACCAGGTCAATTTGCTTTCCCCGTTTTGCCATATCAGTAAGGGCCGCAAATATGATTTGATGTTCGTCTTTGTAGAACATTTCCGGCTTTAGGATTCCTTCTGCCTCCTGAAAATACTCATCAGATAGCATCAGCGCACCCAAAACGGCCTGTTCGACTTCCACTGCCTGTGGTGGTATTTTGCCGTATTTTAAATCAATATCCTGGTTTGTATTCATTTGCTAAAATTTTGGTTTCAAAATCTTTTTTTATTCCGTTGGTGGGTTTAATGATTTCATCTTCCCATGCGCGGTTTCTTAAATAGGTTTCAGGATTTTTTCTGAATTGCTTTTCAGGTGTCGCGCGTTTGTATAGTGGAATATGATTTAAAATTGTTTCTTTTTCTGTTTTTGCAAGTTTCGCCCAAAGTTTCTGGCTTTTTACTTTACCAGTTTTTTTGTCGTACAAATTCCAAAATCGGTCAAAATCATTCTTTTCATTCTTATCATTCTTGTTAGGGTTTACTTTCGGTAAAGTTTCGGGTTTATTTTCGGTAAAGTTTTGGGTTTCCGCTTGTTGGTATTTCTGCCAGTTTACCACTGTTAACAGGTGTTTTCTTCGGTTTCCTCTCCCTACTACTTTTGTTTGTAGCATTCCATCATTTTTCAGTAAAGCAAAAAACTTAAAAACGGTAGGTTTTGAACATCGAAATAGTTTGCTCCAATCGTTGATTGAACGGAATGATTCACCCGGATTGCAGGTGAAAATTTCAGTGTTAACAGGAAATTTTTTGGCTTCATGATTTACATTTAACAGAATAGTCATCCACCAACGAAAGTATTTTTCATCCTGCCAAATCCAATGGTTCTGAATATCGCGTTCTATTTTTATCCATCCTGGCATCCGGTCAATTTTTTAAGTTCATCCTGACATTCGGGCAAAGTACCGGCGAAAACTTCCACCCAGGGCGATCCGCGAAAGTTAAGGCGGCTGCTGTGAACGGGTATTATTTTCAGGTCGCGGGTGAGTGGGTTTTCCATCAACTTGTATCGGTGGCTCGTCTGCATGGCTATACTCTTTGAAATTCTTTAATGGATTTCAGTACTTCGGATTTCCGATAAAAGACCTTCCGGCCCAGGCGCATTGGCCTGAACTTGTTTAGTTTTTCATATTTAATTACCGTTGCATCGCTGCTTAAGCCGGTAATTCTTTTAAGTTCTTCTCGGGTTATTAAATCTGCCTGAATTTCATTTTCGGGTATTTCATCACCGTTTTGTGTTTCGGTAATAACTTCACGCAACCAACTCTTAAAAATTGGTTCCAGTCTTTTGAGTGGGAGAGAGAATAAAACTTGTTCTTGTTGTTCCATGATTCAAATTTTTAATATCTGAATCAAAGGTATTTTGTTTGTTTGGTGGTAATGGGAGAGAGGCCCTCACAAAAAACCTCACAACTTTTTTTAAAAAAAGCCAGTGGTTTTCCACTGGCTTTTAAAAATATTAGTTAAAAATTAATTACGAACAAACTTATAATGGCTGGCTTTTCTTTAATTCTTCAATCTTGTTTTCAACTAAATTAAAGGCAACTGGAAATTTTTCCAGAAACGAAAGTATTTTTTTTAGATTTTCTGCAGTTTCTGAATTATGGTAATCTTTTTGAACAATGTTTTTTCCAATTAAATTATACCATCGATAAACAGTATATGGCGACTGAGTAACAAAACCTAAATTTTCCATTTCCTCTTTTATCGTTTCCTTTATTGGTGTTTTTATGGTAATTTCCTTTGCTTTATTCAAATAGTATAAAATCAATGCAATGTGTTTCTGCTGTAAATTTTCCGGCAGATTGTTTTCAAGGTGCCTGGTTCTGAATTTTAGCTCTTTGCAGCAAAGGGTTTCAATTTTATCGTAAATATCGAAAATGTCTTTATTTTCTTGCATAAAACATTTTAATCTATCTGCTTTGGTGGGTAATTCAGGGAATTGATTCATTTTTTCAGCGACGTAATTTGCTGTTTTTAATTCCTGCTCTTTTTTATGCTGAATTTTTTTCAAAATATCTCTTAAAAGTATTGGATTTAAAGTTGTAACAAATAGGTCATCTTTTTGAATATTAATACAGGCTTGTACTATTTCTCCATCTGCGAACCTATCACCAAAAAATATATTTATTGGTTCCATCAGCTTACAATTTTAAGGTTTGACTTTTGAGCAAATCGCGGGTGTTGGGCTAATCGTTGGGCTGCCTGGTCTTGTGTAATCCGCAAGTATCGTAAAAATGATTTTTCCGTTTTGTGGCCGGTCAACCGCATTATTTCCTGTGTGGGTATGCCATCCAGATAACAGTTGGTTGCAAACGAACGACGGGCCGTGTGGCTCTGCATCAGCTTGTATTTTTTAACTGTTGTTTCGGTACGAAGTGCGCCCACCTTTTTAACAATCTGAATTTTTTCATCAATATTTGCCCGTTGGCCTATGGCTTTTAAATTCAGATTGAAAGTGGCATTGTCAGGGCCTTTAGGTAATTTGAAGTTATATTTTTTCAGAATTTCCAGAGCAATGTAATCCAGTGGTATGGAAACAACATTGTTGGTTTTTATGGCAGTAATGTTTAACAGGTTGTTTCCTTTGATGTTTTCTTTTTTTACATTGGTGTAATCAGAAAAACGTAACCCGGTCTGACATCCAAAAACAAAAAGGTCGCGCGTTTGCTCCAGCTCCTCATCCTTGCTTAAATCCAGGTCGTAAATTGATTTTATTTCCTCATCAGTCAGGTAAATTGTAGAAGATTCGTTTGAAGGTTTTTTGAATTTTTTGGAACGGTAAGCCGGATTAACTTTTATTCCTTCATCTTCTGCCTCATGCAAAAAGGTTTTCAACATTTTAAGGTATTTTGCAATGGTGTTGTTTTGGCTGTTGTGTATTTTGATACTGTAATCCTTAAAGGCATGATACCAGGTCATATCAACATTTTCAAAGGTCGTTTCAATATTCCGGTAAGTATCAAATTGTTTGAAGCGGTTTTTTGCGTTCCTGTATTGTTTCAGGGTTCCCGGTGTGCGATCTGCTTCAACTCTCTTTATAAATATGTCGATATATTCATAAAAAGTAACTGGCTTTTCTTCGTATTTCTCCGGGTTCCAGTATTTGTCAATTACCGTTTTCAGCCAATAGCTGTTTAGTTTTGTCTGGTCGGGTTCAATGCTTAAGGCATCTATAACACGACGTTTCAAAAGTTTCAGATGTTCGTTAAGATAATCCTTGCTTTCGCATAACTCTGAAATTTTGATTTTACCCTTTGGTGTGGTTTTCCAAAATTCCGGCAAAATGTAAAGATTTGTTTTTGCGTGTAGGTCATACTCCCGGCCTTCATAAACTCGCATGATAATATTAGCCGGATTGTCTTTGTTTTTTCCAGGTCGGATCGAATACTTTAATGCAGTCATTTTTGATATTTTATTGTTTCGCTGCTGTAAAGATATAAATTTTGTCCGACATTTGTCCAACATTTTATGAAAAGTATTAAAACGAACTAAAAACTAAATAAATTTTAAAAGTGCTGAAAGTATTGATGTTTGGGGCTTTCGTGCAAAATAGTTTATTTTTGGGTTCAATACATTTTGTTAAAAAGTAGTCCCTCCAAGTTCACTTGATAATGAAAAGGTTGCAAAGTAAATTTGCAGCCTTTTTTATTGTGCACAATAATTATACAACCGAATCAATTTCTTTTCTGATTTTTCGGATTCCTTCAACAATTTTTCTTTGCTGCTCAGGCCGCGGTTTGCGATGTCCGGAAACATAGTGCCCCAATTGGCGTTGATTTATTCCTGTTACACGGGAAATTGCAGAACGGGTTAGAATACCATCGAAATAATGAAGAATTGCCCGGATATTGAGTTCAAAATTGAGATTGTATTGGTCTTTTAATATTTCAGGTATTTCATCCCCATCATCTACCATGCCCTCCAAATGAAATTTTAAAGCATCTGAATATGCTTTTTTTACACCTTCCAAAGTTTTATGTGTTGCAACACAGCCAGGTATTTCATTGCTGTATGCACCATAATTGTTTTCCCAGTCTATAATTACTTTTATTGTACTCATATTTTTTTCCAACCAGCCTGTTTAAAAGGTTTTGAAGATAGTAAAAATACTATTATTTTGAACTGTCGAAGTTTTCATTTGAATTTTTTTAACCTTACCTAACATCTGTTCCGTGCACACGGACTGTTGGTTACAAACAACCCAAACAAACCGCCTAAAACCAGACTTTGAATCACATCCGTTTGCGAAAGGGAATCCATATAAAGTCCTTCGGTAAAGTAGAAAAAGGCAAACCCGCCAACAGCTCCAAGCACAATCCCCAAAACAGTTCTGCGCAACTGTTTCGATTTGAAAATTCCTTTTATTCCCTTGTTTTCGGGCTGAAGTTCCATCTTTTTTGTTTCGATTTTCATTTCTGTGATATTTAATCATGCAAATATATAGATATATTGTTGTTTTCAAACAGATACATCATTTTCTGTTTTTTCAGAAAAAGAGCGTTATAGAAAAACGGCCAAACGAATTGCTTTTCCGGAATTTTTGTCGGTTCTAATGGTTTTGTTTTTCCTGTTTCTTTCGTTTTCGTGCTTTACGAAAGAAAAATTACTGTTCGTATTATTCTCAAATTTTTCTATCTTTCGCCTTCAAAACAGAACTATGCCAAAATTCCCGCATTACCTGCAACCCGATGCCATGGACTGCGGTCCGACCTGTTTACGGATCGTGGCCAAATATTTTGGGAAGCACTACAACCTGGAAACGTTGCGGGAACTCACCTGGAAAACTCGCGAAGGCGTTTCGCTGCTTACCATTTCCGATGCCGCCGAAAAAATAGGGTTTCGTACGCAAGGTGTGCGCGTAACGCTCGAACAACTTATGGAGGCGCCGCTTCCGGCCATCATCCACTGGACACAGAACCACTTTGTGGTACTTTATAAAATTAAAAAACGTGGAAACAGACCAGAGTTTTATGTTTCGGACCCGGCGCACGGCTTGTTAAAATACAGCCGTGAGGAGTTTGTAAAATACTGGGCTTCCACGCAACAGGACGGCGAGCCGGCAGGAATTGCGCT